CGGCATAATTGACGCCTATGGCAAAAACAGAAAATGTGTTTCAGCAGTGGGTGGACAGGTATCACCCTGACCCGGTGCTGTTTGTGCGTGAGGTGCTGGGGGTAGATCCTGACCCCTGGCAGGTGAAGTTTCTCCAGGCCATCGCCCGTGGGGACAGGAAGATCAGCGTGCGCTCTGGCCACGGGGTTGGAAAGTCAACAGCATCAAGCTGGGCCATGCTGTGGTACTTCATGACGCGATCACCCGTGAAGGTGGTGGTGACAGCGCCGACATCCAGCCAACTGTATGACGCCATGTTTGCTGAACTCAAACGCTGGATCAACGCCATGCCAGCGCCACTCCAGGGGTTGCTGACTGTCAAGCAAGAGAGGATCGAGTTCAACGCTGCACCGACTGAGATGTTTATCTCGGCCCGAACTTCAAGGGCCGAGCAGCCTGAAGCGTTGCAGGGAATTCACTCTGAGTATGTGATGCTGGTGGCTGATGAGGCGTCAGGTGTGCCGGAGCAGGTGTTTGAGGCGGCGGCGGGGTCCATGTCTGGCCACAATGCGGTGACGCTGCTGCTGGGCAACCCGGTGCGGTCCAGCGGGTTTTTCTACGACACGCACACGCGCCTGTCTGGTGAGTGGACCACCTTCCAGGTGGCGTGTACCGATTCGCCCAGGGTCAGTGATGAGTATGTCAAGGAGATGGCGCAGAGGTACGGCGAGGATAGCAACGTGTATCGGATTCGCGTGATCGGGGAGTTCCCGAAGGGCGATGATGATACGGTGATTGCGATGGACTTGCTCGAAAGTGCGCTGCACCGCGATGTGGCGGCAAGTCTGTCAGCGCCAATGATCTGGGGTCTGGATGTGGCACGGTTTGGCTCTGACAGGTCGGCCCTGTGCAAACGCCAGGGCAATGTGGTCACTGAGAGCATCCGCACCTGGAAGAATCTGGACCTGATGCAACTGACCGGGGCGGTGGTGGCTGAGTACAACGTGCTGCCGCCAAGCCAGCAGCCCAAGGAGATTTTGGTGGACAGCATCGGCCTGGGCGCTGGCGTGGTGGATCGCCTACGCGAGTTGGGCCTGCCAGCCAGAGGGATTAACGTCAGCGAATCACCAGCAATGGGCGGGACGTACAGGAATCTGAAGGCTGAACTGTGGTACAGGGCAAAGGCGTGGCTGGAGGCGAGAGACTGCAAACTGGCCAAGGATGAGGTGCTGATCTCAGAACTAGCGACTGTGCGCTACAGCTTCACCAGCAACGGCAAGATCCAGATTGAGGGCAAGGACGAGATCAGGAAGAGGGGCTTACCGAGTCCTGACAAGGCTGATGCGTTTGTTTTGACGTTTGCATCTGACGCGATTGCGGGGATGTACGGGTCAGCGGCCAGCAGCAAGTGGAGCCAGCCGCTGCGCCGAAACCTGTCCAGAGTCGCATAATCTGCCAATTGATCAACAGGAGCAATCTATGCCAATGGGTAAAACTAAACAGGAGAAGAAAATCTCCAAGGTTTACAACGAATTCAAAGCAGGGAAACTGCACAGTGGAAAGGGCGGCCCTGTCGTGAAAAGCAAAGCCCAAGGATTGGCCATTGCGCTATCCGAAGCCAAGATGCCCATGCGTGGGCAGCGCACAGCAACCAACAGGAGCAAGAAATAATGGCCACTATGCAGCGCACCATGAGCCAGGTCATGGACCGTGAGGAGATGGACGAAGACATGGAGGAAGGCCAAGCCTGCCCCATGCCAACGCAAGACATCACGCTGAACTTGAAGAATCGCGCCAAGGCGATCACCAGCGCGGCCTACGGCCCTGAAAACCCGAAGTTGCCAAACACTGCGTTTTGGGCGAAGAAGGCCGAGGAGTGGGATGTGTCCACCGATGACGCCAAGCAAAGCCTATGCGGAAACTGCGCGGCATTCAATGTGTCGGATGGCATCAAGCAGTGCATCGCCGAAGGCATTGGCATGGAGGCTGACCCCTGGGGGACGATTGAGTTGGCAGATCTGGGATATTGCCAAATTTTCGATTTCAAATGTTCCGCATCTAGAACTTGTTCGGCATGGGTAGTTGGCGGCCCCAACACTGGTGAGGATGAGGGGGAAGAAGACGAGGACGAGGAATATGAAGACTGAGGGCTGTTCTGTTTACCAACATAGAAGGGCCGACAACGGCAGTATTTTCTATGTTGGTAAAGCCTCAAACAAATACAGAAAAGACAAAACGCAAAACAGAAACACCCGATGGCATGAGATTGTTCAGGAGGCCAACGGGTTTGTTTCTGAAATTGTTGTTGACAATGTTGATGAAGAATTTTCTTTGCTTGCTGAGTGTGAATACATTGACAAGCTAAAAAGAATTGGAGTCAGCATTTGTAATTTGACTTCAGGTGGACAAGGCCGATCTGGATGGAACCCAAGTGATGAAACTCGGCGCATTTGGTCTGAGCAGCGAAAAGGTAAGTCACCACACAATAAAGGAACGGCCAAACCTCGCGTGCAAAAAACGCCAGAAGAAATTCTGGAAACAAAAAGAATTGCGGCTGCAAAAAAATCAGCAACACTAAAAGGACGCACCCCTTGGAATAAAGGCGTCAAGTGGGAAAACTTATCTTTAAGGGGAAGAGTTCCACATAACAAGGGTGTTATGGTTGTCGGTTCCAAAAGATGGAAAATTCAACAGAACAAACTTCTGAAAGCAAAAAAGGACGAATCATGAAGGGCTTATATGCAAACATTCATGCAAAGCGTGAGCGAATTGAGGCAGGCAGCAAGGAGAAGATGCGCAAACCTGGAAGCAAGGGTGCGCCAACTGCTGCTGCGTTTAAGGCAGCGGCTAAAACGGCCAAGCCTGTGAAGGCCAAGAAATGAAGACGCCTGCCTGGCAGCGCAAGGAGGGCAAAAGCCCAAGCGGCGGCCTCAATGCCAAGGGCAGGGCCAGCGCCAAGGCTGAGGGCATGAACCTCAAGGCGCCAGTGAAGTCTGGTGACAACCCACGGCGTGCCAGCTTCTTGGCACGCATGGGCAATATGCCTGGACCTGAGATGAAGGGTGGCGAGCCAACACGGCTGCTGCTGTCTCTCAAGGCTTGGGGCGCATCGAGCAAGGCTGACGCCAAGGCCAAGGCGGCAGCGATCTCTGCGAGAAACAAGGCAAAGAAATGATCCCAATTTGTATTGCGACTGTGCACGGCAAGGGTCTGGGCGTGCTGCTGGAGAGCATCCGGCAATACGCACCAGAGCATCCTGTGTATCTGCACGGTCCTGAGTCGGTCATTGAAAAGTATGACGCGACTCTCAAGATCTTTGGCCAGCCTAGCAACTTTGGCGATGATTACAACTACATCATCAAGAGGGCGCTGCAAGACTACGACCAGGTGATCGTGGCCAACGATGACATTGTGCTCACGCCTGACAGCATCAAGGTGCTGCTGGAAGATGTGGCCATCATCAACACGATGCACAGCGTGCGTGCTGGCTGGGTGGCGTCAAGAAGTGATGCAGCGCGGCCATGCCAAAACGTGCGCATCACCGAACAGCCTGAGAGGCTGCACTTTTACAAATTCCCGTCCGAGGCCCACATCAAGATGGTCGAGGAGGTCAGCCCGATCTTGGCGTGGATCAATAAAGAGGCATTTGGCGATGGGTTTCCACCGCTGAACTGGTACTCGGATGACGTCCACTGCCTGGATCTGCGCCAGCGGGGGTACAGCCATTTTGTGAGTGCCAGCTATGTGCACCACATTGGCAGCCACACGATTGGCTTTGACGCCAAGAAACTGCACGACCAGGCGCTGCCCTGGCTGCAAACCCACCGACCTGAATATGCAAAAGCCTGGTTTGACTCTTGATGTGGTGGCCGTGGCGTTTGAGCGCCATGGTGAATTGCGCGTTTTTGTGCAGTCTTGGATCAATCAGACTGCCAGCAACTGGCGGCTGAAGGTGATCCATGACGGGCCAAATGCTGAATTCATGGACATCATGCAAGACTTTGCCGATGCCAAGCCTGGGCAAATTGAGTTTTTCTGCACGCCATCAAGGTGCAACGACTATGGCCACACTTTGCGTCAAATTGGGATTGACCAGGCAACTGGCGACTATTTGCTGCTGACCAATGCTGACAATTACTTCATCCCCAAGGCGGTGGAGTATTTGAACTACGCGATGGGTGAGGGGGATGTGGTGCTGTTTGACATGGTGCACTCTCACAATCGGCCTGGTGGGCGGGACTTGCCGCCTTATTCGTATTTCGAGACAAGCTATCAGCGCGGGTCAATTGACGTCAGTTCCGCCATTGTCAGGACTGAGATGGCCAAGAAGGTGGGCTTCAGGGACAGGACACATGACGGGGATGCCAGTTATTTCGAGGACATCTTGCTGGCCCACGAAGGTCTTTTCCCATTAAAGTTGCCTCAAATACTATTTGTCCACAATTAAAATGGTTGTGGTCCTAAATCCAAAGGTCGAACCATGAACGAGCAAGACATCACCAACGTCATCAACACCGACATCGTGGCCGCAAAGCCCATGGACGATGCGGAACTGGAAAGCATCATCGGGCAAGACCTGACAGATGCGGTCAGTTATGTGGACAGCGACCTGTCGCCAACCCGCGCCAAGGGTACAGAGTACTACCGTGGCGACCTGTTCGGCAACGAGGTGGAGGGCAACTCCAAGGTGGTGGCCATGGAGGTGCGCGATACGGTCAGCGCCATGCTGCCGAGCCTGATGCGCGTTTTCTTCAACTCGGAGAATGTGGTCGAGTTCACACCTCGCGGCCCTGAAGACGTCAAGATGGCGCAGCAGGCCACAGATTATGCGAACTACATTTTCCAAAACGACAACGCTGGTTTCTTGACCACTTACGCAATTTTTAAAGACGCGCTGGTGCGTAAATGCGGCATTGCGAAATTCTGGTGGGAAGACGAAGAGCGCGTGCGGATTGAGGAGTACACGGGGCTAGATGAGCAGACGCTGCAAATGCTGATGCAAGAGCCTGGCGCC